AAAAGCGCCGTGGTGAGCCACATCGTAGGCGACATGGCAACGCACGGGGTGCATTGCTGCGTCGCGTCCATGGAGTTCCGCACCCCGGTATGGCTGATGCGCATGGCCCGCCAGATCGCCGGCACAGGCAAGCCGACCGAGGCTTACACCCGCCAGATCATACGGGAGCTGAAAGGCTGGCTGTGGGCCTTCGACGTGGCCGGCGCAGCCAAGGCAGCCCGCATCCTGGAGGTGTTCCGCTACGCGCGCCGCCGCTACGACATGGACCTGTTCGTCATCGACAACCTGACCAAGTGCGGGTTCGCGGACGACGACTATTCCGGCCAAAAGCGGTTTGTCGAGGAAATCTCGGACTTTGCCCGCGTCGAGGAAACGCACGTCGCCATCGTGGCGCACATGCGCAAAGGCGACGACGAGAACCGGCCCGCCGGCAAGATGGCCGTCAAAGGCTCGGGCGGCATCACGGACATGGCCGATACCGTCCTGGAGGTGTGGCGCAACAAGCCGCTGGAACGGTTCCTGGAAAAGCGCGAGTCCGAGGACATCCCGGTGCCCGATGGCATCGGCAAGGCGAGCACCTACCTCAACGTCCTGAAGCAGCGCGCGACCGGCCTTGAGCCGTCCATCGCGCTTTGGTTCGACCCCGAGACAACGCAGTTTCTTGCCTCGCCCACGCATACGCCGCGCCCGATGCTCGCCTCGCCCGTGAGGGCCATCGCATGAGCCGCCGCGACGACAACCGCGCCGCCTTCCCCGACACCGCCGAGGCCGTGGACAACCTGCGCGCCGTCTTTGGCCCCGGCGTCAAGTTGCTGCACGCCATCGAAAACGGCCGCGAGATTGGCAAGCCCCAGCCCTTCGACGGCACCGACATAGACCAGTTCATCCGCCTGGATGACGCCATGAAACAGCGAGGAACCGCATGAGCACGACCGGAATCACCAGCCGCAAGGCCAAGCCGTTCAACACCAGCGCCGGCACGCACACGCACTACGGCCTGGAGCCGCACCTTAAGGTCACGACCGCGCACGGGCTGGTGTTCCACGCCCCGGTCAAGGTCAATCCGCCGCTGGCCGGATTCAATCTGCCGCGTGCGGCGAAGGACGCGACGGGCCGCACGGTCTACATGCTGCCCGGAGGCGGGGAGGTGGCCGCGTGAGCCGCCCCAATCCCCAGCTCCGCGCCGGCATCGCCGGGTTGCTCGCATCCGGCCCCATGACCATCGCGGAAACGGCCCAGCGCCTTGGGTGCAGCTACCAAGCCGCATCCGCCTGCATCGCCGGCATGCGCAATCGCCGCGAGGTAGTGCCTCTCAAGCGCAAGGCGGTGAGCCTGCCGTATCGCTACAAGCTGCGGGAGGCCGCATGCGCCTAGACCACGGCCTGCTCAACCTTCCGCTATCCAAGCGGGGCGACATAGACAAGCAGATTGACCGCTACAAGGCCGAGCAATTCGCTATTCGCGAACAGGCGAGGAAGGCCGGCGCAAGGGAGCGCAAGGCGCTGATATCCGAGGCCCGCGAGCTGATCGACCGCGTGAGCGATGAGCGCATGGCCGAGTTGGGGAAGCCTCACGGCATGACGGCCAGGCAGTGCCGCAAGCAATGGCGGTCTATTGCGGATCTGAACCCGCAGAACGTGATCCGCGTGATGCGGAAGGAGTTGGGACTGTGACCGTCCACACGATCTTCCTCACCACCGACAACGCCCGTGAGCGCATGGCTACCGCGTGGCGCGTGGCCTGCGAAATCTTGCAATTCGGCAAGCCGGTACGGGTGCAGATCGACGAGAAGCAGCCGACGCGGAGCCTTGAACAGAACGCCCGCCTGTGGGCACTACTGTCCGACGTGGCCCGTCAAGTGCAGTGGCCGGTTGACGGCAGGCTGCAATACCTGTCGCCCGAGGAATGGAAGTACGTGTTCAGCGCGTCGCTTCGCAAGGGCCAGCGTGTGGCGCAAGGCATCGAAGGCGGATTCGTGATGCTGGGGTGCCGCACCTCCCGCATGACCGTGGGCGAGATGGTTGACCTGCAAACGCTGATCGAGGCGTTCGGGGTTGAGCATGGCGTGCGCTGGGGCGATGAGAGGAAGGCCGCATGAAGCGCTCCACTCCCCTCAAGCCCGGCAGGCCGCTGAAGCGCGCCACGACGATCCGCGCCAGTGGGCGGCGTAAGCACCGCAGCAAGGCGACCAAGGCATACATGGATCGAGTCGCGGCGCTTGGCTGCATCGCTTGCCGCCAGATGGGCCACTTCACGGCGCCGGAACTACACCATCCGCGCGCCAATGCGGGGGCAGGGCAGAAGGCGCCCGACAGCGACGTGATTCCACTGTGCCCGCCGCATCACCGTGGCACGCACCACCCGCGCGTGCCGAGCATCCACCTGGACCGGCTGGCGTTCATCGAGCGCTTCGGCACCGAGGCCGATTTGCTGGCGAAGGTCCGCACCCTGTTGGCGAAGGACGACGCGTGACTCCCACCCAGCGCAGCCTCAAGCACCTGAAGGACGCCGGCTACCGCGTGGCCATCGTGGAGCGCTGGAACCCGCACGCACGCATCCGCCAGGACCTATTCGGCGTGGTGGACCTGCTGGCGATCAAGGACGGCGAGACGCTGGCGGTGCAGACGACCAGCGGCAGCAACGTCGCGGCCCGCATCCGCAAGATCGCCGAGTCCGATGCGACGCCTGACATGCGCGCGGCAGGCTGGCGTATCGAGGTCCACGGCTGGCGCAAGGCGGCGAACGGTCGCTATGTGCTGCGGGTGGAGGACGTTTCCTGATGCCCGCCACGACCAACTCCACCAACTCAACCCATTCGCCGGCCTCGCCGGCATCACTGGAGCAACCGATGATCAAGCAATTCGCAACGCAAATCAGCCATAGCGCCAACGCATGCAGCACGGCTCCGGCTGTTGATACCCAGGCCACCCCGGTGAGCGCTGCACTCGCCCGGGCTCGCGAGGAAATCAGCGAATGCCACTACCACATCGACCTTCTGATTAACGGCCTGGCTCCGGCACTACGTTTGCCGCCCCCATGCGAGGAACAGAGTGGTCGTTTGGAAGCCGCCTCGCCGCTCGCCAACGAGATCGAGTTGATCGCCGACAACATCCGCAACATGCGGCTGAAGATCACCGACGCCCGCGAGCGTCTGACGCTCTGACTATGCAGACAGGCGGCCCCGCACAAGCACGGCAACGAACGGCCATGACGACCTGCGCGGGCTGCCTGCATTTCACGCCTGACCCGATCAACGCCGAGGCAGGGATGGGCCATTGCCAGCAAGGCCACGGCTACTGGCACCCATCCGCTCCGCATCTGTGCCGTGACAAGGAGCCCGCCGAGTGACCTACTCCCCGCCCGAGTTAGCCACGGAGCGCGAGCAGGCCAAGCGCATCCGGGCGCTGATCTACCGGGCTGGCGGCTGCGGCGTCTGCAAAAACGCCGTCCACGGCTGGGGCAAGTCCGCCTGCGACACCACCGGCCGCATCTTCCCGCGCTGCATGAGTACGCCGGGGAAACAGTTTGAACTCGACACTGCCAAGCTCAAGGGGATACGCGATGATCTTTGAAAGCCACTCCAAGCCATCGTTTCGTGAGCGTGTCCATGCGCTGGCGGGTAAGACGACGTACCGCGAGCCGACCGGGGGCGGTACGACGCACCTGAAGGCTATCCCGGCTGAGCATATGGTGGCAGGCGCACTGGCCTTCGGGCGGCGCTACCCCGGCGACATTGGCCCCGACATCGCCTTCGACATGGCGCTAGGCAAGGCGGGCCACTATCGCACCGTCTGCGAATGGGTGGGCGGGGTGGTCGCCAAGGATCGGAGCGCGGCGGCTAAGCGGTGCAAGCCCTACGCGGCGCACGTCGCGGTCGCGGCCTACAACGCCATCGTGCGAGGCTGGCCGGCTGGCGAGGCTCCGCAAGGGGTAGCGCCAAAGGACTGGGAGCAACTGGTGCTGTTCGCCTGCCTGCTGTTGGACCGGGCGGCAGAGGATGCGCTCGCGCTGGCGTCGCGGAAGGCGAGGGCGGCGTGAGCATCCGCTGCCTGTTCGGCTTCCATCACTGGTGCCGCCTCTACCGAGCGTTCGGCTTGCAGTTCGTGCAGACGGGGATCATCTGTTCGCGCTGCAAGCGGGTGAAGTACAGGTAGGCACTTGACACCGCCGAAAACCTGCGCAATATTTTCATTGTCGGGCTTTGCGCCTGACTGAAACCCGCCCTCCCCGGCGGGTTTTTTTGTGCCCATTCGGCACCCGGCCGGCTGCGTTACCCCTGACGCAGACCGGCCCCTATTCGATTTGCCGTGATGGCCCAAGGGGATGATCCCGGTAAAGCGCTACGGCGGCCATCCGGGCACGGCATCTTTCAAGGACGTACCCATGACGCTGCTCCCGACCGATCCGGCAGAGCGCAAGGCGGTCCCGCTTTGCTCCGGCGTTTTGGACTACTTCCCGTCTGCGCTGGCCGAGGTTGCCAAGTGCAGCCATCGCGGCAACGAGCAACATAACGCGGGGCAGCCGCTCCATTGGGCGCGCGAGAAGTCGTCGGATCACCTGGACTGTGCCGTGCGGCACATCGTGGAGCGCGACCTTCCAGCCGCTGCATGGCGCATCCTGGCCGCATTGCAGCTTGAGTGCGAGGCCAAGGGAGCGCCGATAGCCCGAGGCGCGAAGCTGGCCCAAGAGCTAGCCCCGCTCCCTGAGCCCGCCGAAGTCCTGCGCGAGCGCCTGGACGCCACTGACGACGACACGGCGGCTGCGTGAACACGCCCAAGCGGCACTTCGTCGTGCCGGATCTGCAATGCCGGCCCGGGGTTCCGCTGGATCACATCCGTTGGATCGCTGAGGCGATTGTCGAGTACAAGCCCGATACCATCGTCAACATCGGCGACCACTGGGATATGCCCAGCCTGTCGCTGCATGAGGGGCTGGGCAGCCTGAAGATGGAGGGCGCGCGGTACGAGGACGACGTAGCCGTAGGCAACGAAGCCTTCGCCACGCTGTGCGCCCCGATGGAGGCCGAGCAGGCGCGATTGGTGCGCCGCAAGCAAAAGCGGTGGGAGCCTCGCAAGCTGTTCCTGTTCGGGAACCACGAGAACCGTATCCATAGGGCCATCAACGCTGCCCCGAAGTTCGCCGGCACGATTGGCGAGCATCACCTGAACACGCGGGACTTCGAGCGCCATCCGTTCCTTGAGCGGGTATGGCAGGACGGGGTTCTGTACTCGCACTATTTCCAGTCGAGCCATTCCAGCCACGCCATCGGCGGAACGATCGACAACCGGCTAAACAAGATCGGCGCGAGCTTCGTGCAGGGCCACGAGCAGGGCTTCCGGTACGGCACCCGCATACAGGCCAGTGGGGCGACGTGGCACGGCCTTGTAGCCGGCTCCTGCTACCTGCATGACGAGGATTACCGCGGCGCTCAAGGCCAGGGCCACTGGCGTGGCGTGGTGGTGCTTAACGAGGTCCGCGAAGGAGACTTCTGCGTGATGCCGCTGACGCTGGACTATCTGTGCCGCAGGTATGAGCGCGTTTCGCTGGGCGAGTACCTGCGCAAGTCCTACAAGGACGCCGAGGCACGTTTCACCCTAGCGAGGGCTGCATGAGCGAGGAAACCGAAGTCTTCCTGCGCGAGGGCGAAGCCTGGATCGCTGACGGTGAGGCTCTGTGCGCTCGCTACGGCGGCCTGTACGTCTACCGCCTCGAAGGCGGCGCCATGCTCATGGGAATCCCGGGCAAGGGCGAGGTTTCCGTCGATTCGCTGCTGATGGACGAAGGCAAGCCCGAAGTAGAGAACGGCGGCAAGGTCGCCACCATCAAGCCGGCCCCGCGCCGCACTGACTGACGCGAGGCTGCATGAACACCTCCGACCTGATCGCCATTGCGGGGATCGGCCTCCCAACCGTGGGCGGCATTATCGCCTGGCTGTGGCGCCACTCCACGCGCCTGACCGCCTCCGAGATCCGCATCGAGGGGCTTACGGCCAATGCCGAGGCTGACCGCCGTCGCAGTGACGCGGTGTTCCAGGACATCCGGGCGACGCTGGTGCGGATTGAGGAAAAGCTGGACAGGAAGCAGGACCGGCCATGAGCACGTTTGACGCCGCTTTCGCCGATTTGATCGGGAATGAGGGCGGCTACAGCAACAACCCGGCTGACCCCGGCGGGGAAACCATGTGGGGCGTGACGGCTCGCGTAGCCCGCGCCAACGGTTACACCGGCTCGATGCGCGATCTGCCGCTGAGCTTCGCTCGCGCGATTGCCAAGGCCGAGTACTGGGATGCCTACCGCTGCGACGAGATGCCGTCGCAGGTGGCGTTTCAAGTGCTGGACGCGGCCTACAACGGCGGCCATCCGGCGCAATGGCTTCAGAGGGCGGTAGGCGTGGCAGAGGATGGAATGATCGGCCCCAAGACCCTCGCCGCGGTGAAGGCCGCCGATCCGTTGGCCATGTGCCTGCGGTTCGACGCCTACCGCCTGCAATACCTGACCGAACTCAATACCTGGCCGACCTTCGGGAAGGGCTGGGCGCGCCGTATCGCGGCCAACATGCTGAGGGCTGCGCAATGAGCATCACGGGACTGGGCGAAGTCGCCGACCTCGCCGGCACCATCGTCAACAAGATCTGGCCGGATGCCTCGCAAGCGCAGAAAGACGCGCTGGCGTTCCAACTGGCGCAGATGCAGGCCCAGACCGACACCAACAAGGCCGAGGCGGGCAATGCGTCCGTGTTCGTCGCCGGCTGGCGTCCGTTCATCGGCTGGGTGTGCGGCTCGGCATTCGCCTGGACGTTCGTGCTCGGGCCGATGGTGAGCTACGCGGCCAAGCTGGCGGGAATCACCGTTGCGCTGCCCGTGCTGGACCTGTCCGAGCTCACCCCGGTGCTGCTTGGCATGTTGGGCTTGGGTGCCATGCGGACGGTTGAGAAGGTCAACGGCATCCGCGCCGGTCACTGAGCCATGAGCAAAGGTAGCTGGCAGCGCCCGTTCGACGACGGTGCTTGGGCCAGCAACTTCGACCGCATCTTTGGCAAGAAGGCTAAAGAGTTCACGGTCACGGTGCCTGACGCCCTGCCGCCACAAGAAACACCCGAGCCAAGCGAAACCGCTGGCGATCAACCCTAACCCAAGGAAATCCCCATGAGCGACCTCATCGCCCGCGCTGAGGCGGCTATTGCTGCGTGGAAGTCTGGCAGCGTCAACCACGCGCTGCACGTGGAGCTGGCCGAGCTGGTTCAGGCGTTCCACAAGCTGGTGAGCGACAAGCCCGAGCCGGCCAACCCCATCCAGGTATCGATCCCGCCCAAGGAATCCGACGCCGAGTAACTGACGGGCATCTACCCGCTAGGGCGATGACAAATGACAGACCGAAAAGAACGGACAAGTTCGGGGCGATTTGCCAAGGGCAACCCCGGCAAGCCAAAGGGTGCGCAGTCGCATCTGACCAAGACGGCCAAGGAAGCGTTCCAGTTTGCATTCGACAAGATCGGCGGCGCTGAGAAGCTGGCGATTTGGGCGACTGAGAACACCACCGAGTTCTACAAGCTGTTTGCGCGCCTGATTCCGGTTGAGCAGCAGATCAGCGGCAAGGACGGCAAGGAGCTTAACTTCACGCTGTTTGTTCCGCCCAAGGCATGAATGAGTGGCGGCCGAGTCCCAAGCAGACGGAGTTTCTAGCCGCCTCTGAGGATGAGGTTCTGTACGGTGGTGCAGCGGGTGGTGGTAAGTCCGCTGCGATGCTGGTGGATGCGCTGGGGCTGCAACAGGACGCGCCCAACATCCCGAGCTATCGGGCGCTGATCATTCGCCAGACGATGCCGCAGTTGCGTGAGCTGATTGACCGCTCCCGCGTGCTGTATCCCCGCGTGATCCCGGGCGCCGAGTTCTTCGAGCAGCCCAAGGAGTGGCGGTTCCCATCGGGCGCCAAGATGATCTTCGGCAGTTGTGAGCGTGATGCCGACGTCCTGCAATACCAGGGCCAGGAATACCAGTGGATCGGCGTTGACGAGCTGGGGCAGTACCGCACGCCGTATGTGTGGAACTACCTAAGCTCGCGCCTGCGCACGTCGCATCCTGGCCTCAAGTGCTACATGCGGGCGACCTGCAACCCGGGGCCGAAGTGGATACGTGAGCGGTGGGGCTTCTCGCCCGCGGGTGAGCCGTCTCGTCAGGTGCTAGAGGTCAAGCTCGAAAGCGGCGCGGTGGTGGGCAAGACGCTGCGGTTCATCCCGGCGCGCTTGCATGACAACCCGCACCTTGGCATCGACTACGAGGCCAACCTGCAACGGTTGCCTGAGGCCGAGCGTGCCGCGCTGATGCAGGGCCGCTGGGACGTGATCGACGTTCCCGGAGCGATCTACGGCGACTTGCTCAAGGCTGCCCGCGATGAAGGGCGAGTGTGCGGCGTGCCGTATGACGCCCATTCGCCAGTCCACACGTATTGGGACATCGGCATAAGTGATGCCACGTCCATCTGGTTTTGCCAGCGTGTGGGCCGTGAGTGGCACGTTATCGACTACTACGAGCGCCGCAACGCATCGGCTGCGGAACATGCAGCGGCGCTCAAGGCCAAGCCCTACGTCTACGGCGATCACTGGCTGCCGCATGACGCTGAGGCGCGCGAGAAGGGCACGGGCAAGACCTACCGGGAAATCCTGGCATCGCACGGCATCAGGGCGCGCATCACGCCGAGCATCAGCCTGGAAGAAGGCATCGCTGCGCTGCGGATGATGTTCAACCAGCTTTGGTTCGACGCCAAACGCTGCGAGGAAGGCATTAACGCCCTTCAGTACTACCGCCGCGATTGGAAAGACCGCGCAGGCGAGTTCACCGCACCTGTCCACGACTGGGCATCCCACCCGGCTGACGCGCTCCGTTACTTCGCGGTGGCGAGCAGCAAGGCCGAACGCAAGTGGGCCGATATCCAACAACCTCAAATGGCGATCGTATGAGTATCCGTATGCAGGTGGAGCTGGACGAGCTTCGCCAGAAGGTTGCTGAGCTGATCGAGCGCGTTGCCGTACTGGAGCGCAAGACGCTGCCACGCAAGGAACGCGAGAAGCCCGAGGCGCCGACGCATGGCTAAGGCCGCGATGGACGAGCGCGAGCTGCTGTCGCTGGTCAACGCCCACGAGAAGGCGGCGATTGGGTCGAGCAACGGCGCGGCCAATGTCGCCACAAGCGGCACCACGACGCAGTACGGCTCTATCGACGTGGAGCGCGCGCAGGCGCTGGACTACTACCACGGCCGCCCCTTGGGTAATGAGGTTGTGGGCCGCTCGCAGGTGGTCAGCCAGGAGGTGCGCGATACCGTCGAATGGATCAAGCCGCAGCTGATGCGCATGTTCGTCGGCTCGAAGGAGATGGTGCGCTTCGACCCGGAAGGCCCGGATGACGAGGCCGAGGCGCAGCAGGCGACGGACGTTGTCGATTACCTGCTGATGCGCCGCAACCCCGGCGTGCTGATCCTGCACGACTTCATCACCGACGCGCTGATCCTCAAGAACGGCTACGTCAAGGTTTGGTTCGAGGAAGTCGAGCGCGACCGCTACGAGACCTACACCGGCTTGGACGAGGGCACGCTTGCCTACGTCATCCAGCAGATCGAGGCGTCAGGCGACAAGGCGGACATTGCGGCCAAGCACGAAGTTCAGGGCATGCAGCAGATGCCCGATGGCTCGATGCAGCCGGTCGTCACCTACGACGTGCGCATCCGCCGCACCAGCAAGGCCAACGAGTACCGGGTCGAGTGCATTCCTACCGAGGACATGCGCATCAGCCCACTGACCACGCATGACTTGCAGGACTCCCCGTTCGTCGGCCATGTGGTGCGCAAGACCCGAAGCGAATGGAAAGAGCTTGGCTACGACGTAGCGGACGAGCCGGCCAACAAGTCCGCGCGCATCGACATCCAGTCGATTGCCCGCTCGGACACGGTTGACGAGCTGGGGACGGACGATCCCGGCTCCGATGCCTCGATGGAGGTGATCGAGGGCATCGAGTGCTACATGCGCGTTGACTACGACGGCGATGGCATTGCCGAGCTGCGCAAGATCCTCAAGGCGCCGGGCAAGATCATCTCGCACGAGCCCATCGAGGAAGTGCCGATTGCCCATTGCGTGCCCATCCGCATGCCGCACCGCCACCTTGGCATCAGCATCTTCGACCTGCTCAAGGACGTGCAGGACATCAAGACCACGCTGATCCGGCAGACGCTGGACAACGCCTATGCCATCAACAACGGCCGGCTGGTGGTCAATCAGGACCAGGTGAACCTTGAGGACCTGAGCGTTTCGCGTGCTGGCGGATTCATCCGCACTACGGGAGCCCCGGCAGAGGGCGTCGCGGCGCTTCCTACGCCATCCATGGTGAGCGAGCTGCTCCCCGTCATCGACTACATGGACTCCATGAAGTCGCAGCGCACGGGCATCAGTGCCACGACGCAGGGGCTTGACCCCGACACCCTGCAGATGACCACGGCCAAGGCGTACACGAACGCCATGACGGCCGCGACGGCCAAGGTCGAGCTAATGGCTCGCATCATGGCCGAGGGCGTCAAGCAGATCGCATTGCTGCTCCATGGGCTGATCGTCAGGCATCAGGACAAGCCGATGACGATGAAGCTGCGCAATCAGTGGGTGCAGGTAGACCCGTCGAGCTGGCGCGGCCGCTATGCCGTGAGTGTGAACGTGGGCCTTGGCACCGGCTCGCAGGACGAGAAGCGCGGCAACCTGATGCTCATGGGCCAGATGCAGCAGGGCGCTGCCCAGGCCGGCATCGTGCTGCCGGAGAACGTCTACAACCTCGCCACGGAGATGGCGCAGGTGTTGGGCTTCGGCACGCCTGGCAAGTTCTTCACCGACCCGTCCTCGCCGCAGTTCCAGCAGATGCAGGCGCAGAAGCAGCAGCAAGGCCCAGATCCGAAGGTGCAGGCCGCGCAAATCACCGCGCAGGCCAACGTGCAGCGGGCTCAGATCCAGGCGCAAGGCGACCTGCAGCAGATCCAGGCGCAGCAGCAGATGCATACGCAGGAACTGATGATGAAGGCGCAGATCGAGAAGCAGCGCGCCGATGCCGCCTTCGCGAAGGTGCAGGCCGAGAACAGCGCCCACGCCATGGCGAGCTACATGCAGGCCAAGCAGAAACACGACCAGGCCGTCATGGACCTGATCGCCTCGATGAGCACGAACGAATCCAACGAGCGCCAGGGCTTCATCAAGGCCATGGCCGCCACTTCGCAGCAGGTTCCGCATGGACAGTGATGAGGCGATCCGCCGTGCCGACTTTGCGCGGCAGGTAACGGACAACCCAGTGTTTCGCGAGGCGCTCGATGCGCTGGACGAAAGCCTTAGGCGTCAGCGGTTGGCCGTGAAGCCCACGGACACCGAAGGCCATACCAAGTTGATCTTGGCCGAACAGATCCTCGGCCAGTTCCGCGCTTACCTCAAGCGCGCCATTGACGACGGGCAGGTAGCGCAGATGGAGCTTGTGCGCAAACCGATCCTTGACCGCGTGTTCGCACGCTAACCCCACGAGAGAACCCCATGACCAACGAAACCACCCAGGAGCTGGGCGTTTCCCAAGAGCTTGACGAGAACGCGCTGGCGTCGGCTTTTGAGAATGCGCCCTTTGAGGGCGAAGCAGCGCCGGCCGATGCGGCTGCCGAGTCGCAAGAGGCCAACACGACCGAGAACGAAACACCCGAATCTGCCGATCCGGATGAGTCCAACGCAAGCAGCATCGAGTATCTGGACCAGTTTGCCAAAGAGTCCGGCGTCGAGCTGAGCGAGCTGCTCGGCTTGAAGGTCAAGCTCAAGGTGGATGGCGAAGAGAAAGACGCGACGCTTCAGGACCTCATCAAGATCAACCAGCTGGAGGGGCACGTCAATCGGAAAAGTATCGAGCTTTCGGAGAAGCAAAAGGCGTTTGAGTCCGAGCAGGCGACCCTGCGGAACGAGTGGCAGCAGAAGATTCAGATGGCGGGCTCCGTCATCGACAATCAAGAGCAGCAACTCGCCCAGCAGTACCGCTCCATCGACTGGAACGGCCTATACCAGGCAGACCCCGCGCAGTACAGCGCCCTGCAGCTGCGGTTTCAGCAAGCCCATGGCGAGCTTCAGCAGCAGAAGCAGGCGCTCACGCAGCACTACCAGCAGAACATCGCGCAGATGCGCAACACCCTTCGTCCCAAGGCTATCGAGACGATTCGTTCGCAGAACCCCGACTTGGCCGATGACGTGAGCTACGGCAACGCGCTCGCGGAAATCAAGGGATATCTCAAGTCGATTGGTGCGGACGACAAGAACTTCGACGCCGTGGAGATGGACCCGGTGGTGTTCAAGGTAGCGCGTGACGCGGCCCGCTATCAGCAAATCGCATCGAAGAAGCCGGACATCAGCGCCAAATTGAAGGCCGCGCCGACGATGCAGAAACCCTCTCCGAAGGAAACCCTCGGCACCCAAGCCGCACGGCTCAAGGGCCTGCGTGAGCGCGCCTTCAAGGGCGATAGCGACGCACAGGCCGCTTTCCTCGAATCCCTCTGACGTAAAGGAATCCTCCCATGGCTGTCCCGAGTAATACCTTCCAGTCCGTCTCCGTCGTCGGTAATCGCGAAGACCTGGCGAACATGGTCTTCAACGTGGACCCGGACGTGACGGTCCTGCAAACCGCCCTGAAAAAGGGCAAGGCCACCAACACCTACCACGAGTGGCTGACTGACTCGTTCGCTGCCCCCAACGCCACCAACGCGCACATCCAGGGCGACGACGCCTCGGCCGACACGCTGACCGCCGCTAGCCGACTGGGCAACTACACCCAGATCAGCGCGCATACCGCCCAGGTCGCCGGCACCAACTCGGCCGTCAACTCGGCCGGCACGGTGGGCAAGATGGGCTATCAGCTGCTCAAGAAGGTCAAGGAGCTGAAGCGCGACGTGGAAGCGTCGGTCTTCGACAACCATGCCCGAGTGGCGCCGACCACGAGTGTGGCGGGCGTGTCGGCGGGCCTCCCGGCGTGGCTGAAGTCCAACACCAGCTTCGGCGCGACGGGCGCCAACCCGACCGGCGATGGCACCAACACCCGCACGGCGGGCACCGCGCGAGCCCTCACCGAGGCGATGCTGCAGGGCGTGCTGCTCTCGGCCTTCCAGGCGACCGGCCAGATCCCCAAGCTGGCCTTCGCCTACCCGAAGCAGAAGCAGCAGATCTCGGCGTTCCAGGGCAACGGAACCCGCTTCGTGGAGCTGCAGGGCAAGAAGCTCAACACCGCGTTCGACATCTACGTGTCGGACTTCGGCGAAGTGACCATCGTGCCGTCGATCTTCCAGGCGGCCGGCACCATCACGCTGATCCATCCGGACTACGTGAAGCTCGCCTACCTGCGGCCGTTCCAGAAGACGCCGCTGGCGAAGAACGGCGACAGCGAAAAGGTGCAGATCCTGCAGGAGTGGACGCTGGAAATGTCCAACGAGAAGGCCCACGCGGCCGTCTACGACCTGAGCTAATCCATCCACTCATCGGTGGTCTTCAAGGGCGTCCTTCGGGGCGCCCTTTTCTTTTGGAGTGAACCATGGATTTTGACGATTTCAGCCACTTGCAGGCGGGCACCGGCAAGAACGTCGCCATCGGTGCGGCGTCGGTCCAGTCGGCGGCCGTTGGCCCGCAAACCTACGCTATCCGCGTGGTGGCGACCGGCGCGTGTCACATCGAAACCGGCCCGAATCCCACGGCCACGGCTTCCTCCGCGCTCATTGCGGCCAATGTGGCGGGTGAGTACTTCAAGGTCAGCCCCGGCGACAAGGTAGCGGTCATCCAGGATGGCGCGTCCACGGGCAACCTCAACATTGTCGAGGTCTCGAAGTGAACCGCTCGATCACGGAGCGGTATCGCTTCGACCCGGACGGCAACCTCATCATCAAGCGCGAGGCGGTTCTCGATGACCACCTCGACGCATGCCATGCGCTGCGCCAGAACGGCAATGAGACGGGCAAGTTCCGCAAGGGATTCATGCACCACGTCGCGTCCATCCCGCCGATTCTGTACCTGGAGCTGCTGAAGGAGGGGATCGACCTCTTCAACCTCAACGAGGACACGAAAAAGCGCCTGTTCCAGAAGCTCAATCTGGAAATGCCCAAGCTCAAGACCGTCAACGCGAGGCTGTAAGTCGTGATTACCGACTACGCCAGCCTGCAGAGCGCGATCACGGACTATCTGGACCGCGCCGACCTGTCTTCCGTCGTCACGACGTTCATCGCCATGGGCGAATCGCGCATCTACCGCGACCTGCGCGTGCGCGATATGGAGAAAACGGCGTCCGCGACGATCACGAACGCTAGTTTCGCGGTGCCGAGTGACTATGTGGAGGCCAAGAACCTCTACGTCACCGATTCGACGGGCAATTACCTGTACGAGTTGGAGCGCGTGGCGCCGTTCTGGCTTCGGTCCACC